ACGCAACACGTTCCTATGTCGTCTCACTATGCAACATGGTTGGTGTTGTCGCAGTGTGCAACACAGGGTTGACAGGTGATGACAGGCGGTGTTGTCGCATAACGCAACACAGGCTCATTCACAATCTACTCGTGAGTAGACCGAGTGCCCGATGTACGTTTGACGCATTGTGTTGATTAAATAGTTAACAAAAGACTTGACGCCCTGAGGCTTGCGAGGTTGCCCTCTAAGGCGCTCAAGGGCTTATTGACGTTACCATATTCGGCAACACCCGAACGTCCAACCTCGGCAAATTCGACATTTATTGTTGCCTGACCTGCAAACATTGTTGTCAATAGGTTGGGGCCAGAAAGGGCGAAGCGGTGGCAGTGTAGGTCGCATATGCCCACCGCCCCGACCCACTGTGTTAACGCTCCCACGGTGCCTCAGGCGCCCACCACGCGCCAAGCCAGCCAGGGCGAGAGGTCGGACTTCCTGACTTATCGCCCATTTATCGCCAAGCCCCTTGGCCAGAAATAAACCCCAATGGTTACAGGTAGTTATGTTATATATTAAGTATATATTATATATATATATCTACCCCTACCTCTCACCTCCTGAGAGGACCTAGGACGCCCCTACCCTGACATAATGACAAGACCCCCTGGCCAGAAGTCAATAAATGCCAAATCATGACCTAACCCCTTGAAATCATTGACTTCATTTATCGCCAAAACCTTGGTAATAAATCAGCGCCTATATGTTGCCTAGGTATGCAACACATGTTACCATAGAACCTGGGTGTCTTGAGCGGTTCAAGCCACCCTGGGGCAACGGGGCCCCCTCTGAAATTTGACGGAGAACTGAAATGACAACAATGAGCAAGCAACAATGGCGCAACGTACTAAAGCAAAACGCCCCGGGCTACTGGTGGTCGGACTGTAGGAATCAAGAGGGCGGTCTCATGAGCGTGGCAGTGACCCGCCGGGATGGTGAGACCACCTGGAAGATCGCAGACTGGTCATGGACTGGGGGCGGCGAGTTCAAGACCCTCAGAGAGGCCGCCGACTTTATCGTCATGCAGTCACACATCAAGGGCATCAACTGTCTCATTGGCCATGGATACGGCCCAGATGGCGGATGGTTCCCAATCTACGCATAGTCAACCAACCAACCGCGTGGCCCCGGCGATACGGGGCGCAACCTGAAACCTGAAAGGAAACTAACATGTGGAATAGCACCGACACCAAATCAATTCTTGAATACCTCACACCTTGCGGCCGGTACGGCTGGGGTAACCCAGGGCTAAGAGACCAGCCCTATGACGCGTTTGCGACATACGGCTTGCCGTGGGTATTTGGCTGTATTGAAAACCAGTCTATTGATGACCACAGGTACACCGACTTCACTGGTATCGACGGCCTAGCCGATTACCTGCGCTCAATTCTTAACCAGGCCACCGCCAAGCTTTCGGGTCGTGACGCCTTGATATTCGCGGCCGGTATGTACCAGGCCGCGGCCCCAAATCGCCCGCGACGCGCCAATTGGGGCCCCAAGACTCATGCGGCGTGCTGCCAGGCCATGGCTGACCTAATCATGCGGGAAACCCAGCTAATCGACTCGGATTCGCACCCGTGGGCCTATGCCTACTAACACCACCCAAACCCAACCCACAGGGGCCCTAGCGGGCCCCTCATTCGACGAAAGGATTTAACATGACTATCGACACCCAAGACCTGATTGACGCCGTACAGGCCAACCTAACGCCCGACCTGCTAAGCCCTCAGGAGCGCGCCCGCCTTGAGCCCTTTGACCACTTCACCACTGGCCATTGCGCCGTAGCGGCCGAGGCCCTGCTGCACTTGGTCCGCCGATACCGCACCGACCTGGCAGCCAAGCCAGTTTGCGCAACCTACCGCGAGACCCCAACCGGCCCCCAGCCGTGGCTCAAGGGCCAGCACGCGCCCGAGGACCGGCGTACCCACTGGTATGTCCTTAGCTCGCCTAAGCAGGCCCAATACACCTGGATAATCCTCGACCCGACCCGCGAGCAATACACCGCGCACGGTCTACAGCCGCCGTACTACCTCGGCAAGGGTCGCGGCTTCCAGGGCCGCCGTTCTGCCCACACGGGCCTACAGATGCCAACTAAGCGCGCCCGCGTTCTCATCGACCGGGCCGTTGCCTGCCTCAAAACCAAGTAACCCAAACCCTAACCGCCCGCGGGGGGCGCTCCCCCGCCCGTTTAACTTGAAACTTGAAAGAAAAGGAAACCAAACCATGACAAGCAACAACAAAACCAACCCAACCAACCTAGCCCCAGCTCAAGACGTCGATTTCATTTGCTCAATCGTCGAGGATATCGGCGAGGTATGCGACGGCGCAATCCGACCAGACGGCGTCGGATTCAACAAACCGGACCAGATATTTGTCGACTTAGTCAGGCGCTATCCCCGCGAGCGCTGGACCGCGGCCGATGTCGCGAGCGCGGCGGCGAATCTTCTCAAGTATCACGGCCAAATGCCCGCCGCCTCTCACAAGCGCCTCAAGGCCCTCGCGGCTGAGGATGCCGACCCGCGCGCTGTTCGAGTTATCGCCGCCCGTTGTCGCGCGGCTGAGCGGCTCAAGGTCGCGGCCCGTGGTGACGCGTTCCTTGTTTCTTTTCCGTACGGGTGCGAGGGGTTCGAGACGTTCAAGTCTACCATTAAATCGGCGGGGGGCCGGTGGCAGCCCTATGACAAGGTCTGGCAGCTTCCCCACGCGGCGGCGTCCATTGCGGCCGTTCGTACCCTGACAACCCAGCACCTATTCGGGCTGACAGGCGAGGCCCGCGAGTTGTTCGAGACCGAGCCCCTGCCCGCCTATCGCATCGAGGCCCGCGGGGATTCCCTCGCGGTTATCAGCCCGTTCGACCGCGCCGTTGTCGACACCATGCGTCTTATCAAGGGTCGCCGTTGGGACGGTGCCGCCAAGCTGAACATCATCCCGACAACGGCTGACCTCGGCCTCCTAGCGCCGTTCAATTTCGAGGTGATGCCTTGCGCCCGCAAGTTGATTGAGGAGAATCAAGCCGCAATGGTCGAGGCCGATTCGGTCACCTGGCACGCGTTCGACGCGTCAAAGCTATACCCTCACCAGGCGGCTGGCATCGAGTATCTACGCGGCCGCAAGTGTGCATTGCTGCGGGATGAAATGGGGCTAGGTAAAACCATTCAGGCCCTATTGGCATTGCCTGACAACGCCCGCGCCCTAGTCGTTGTCCCCGCGTTGCTTAAGTACAACTGGGCTGCCGAGTGCAACCGGTGGCGGCCTGACTTGTCACCTGTCATCCTAAGCGGCGGCGGGTCATTCCGGTGGCCCGAGCCCGGCGAGCTAGTGATTCTCAACTATGATATTCTAACCGATAAACCCGGCCGGGCACCCGGCGGCGTTGTCCTTGTCGCTGATGAGGTCCAGCTAGTTAAGAATAACAAAGCGCAACGCACTAAGCGTTTCCGCATCCTAGCCAACGCTGTAAGCCGTACCGGCGGCCGTCGCTGGCTGATGACGGGGACGCCGCTCCTAAGGAACCCGGCTGATTTGTGGGCGGTCATGCTCGCGGCGGGCATTCACCGCGAGGCGTACCCCTCAGGGTTCGAGACATTCGCTTATCAATGGGGCGGGCGTCACACGGGCTACCGGGGCGCGCTGGAATGGGACCACGAGAAGATTGACCCGATAGCAGGGCTGACGCTTCAAAGTGTCTCACTCGGCCGCTTACGCGCCAATGTCATCGACCTCCCCGCCAAGCGTCACGCGGTGCACACCGTAGAGGTACCCGACAACGTGGCACCACTAACAGACGAGGAACTCAAGACCCTCGAATCATGCGAGGACATTGAAGAGCTAAGAGGGAAGCCAATCTTCGAACGCATCGCAGCGGCCCGCGCCAAGCTGGCTCAGTTCAAGGCACCGCTTGCGCTCGACCTGGCCCGTGAAACGGTCGAGGGTGGCGGCGGCCCTATCATTGTCTTTAGCGCCCACGCTACGGCGTTGGATTCATTCAAGGCAATGGAGACGGCTTATTTCGTTGCGTTCAATATCCGCATCGAAACCCTCCAAGGCTCTGACAGTGCAGAGCGACGGGCTGAGGTTGTAGAGGCTTTCCAGGCTGGCAAGATTGATATTCTCGCCCTTACCATCGGCGTCGGGCAAGTGGGGTTAACCCTAACCAAGTCATGCCGGATGCTTTTCATCGACCGCGACTGGTCGCCCGCTGTTAACCGCCAAGCTGAAGACCGAATTAACCGAATCGGTCAAGACCGCACCTGCGACTATACCACAATAGTGGCGGCCCGTGGTGTTGACCGCCTAATCGCGGCGAGCATCGCACGCAAGGCAGAAATGATGAAACATGCTGAAGGCGTTGCTTAATCAAGTAACATGTCTTAACGTGCCAATAACCGGGGGCGGTCCGCCGCCCCTGAATAACAACAAAGAAACCAGAAAACCTTGAGGGGGTTTAACATGAAACTTGAAGATAAGACTCTACCGTATGTAATGGCCCATCGTTCACCGTGCGAGGAATATCAGGCACCCGCTTGCGGCGATGCATGGGGCACGCATGAGATCCTTGGGCACCTATTACACAAACTTGAAGACGACCTATGCGGGCTTAGCGGCTCAAAGGTCGAGGATGAAATCGATCTCCGCCGGGCTGAAATCCTGCGGACCGCGGCTGTTTATCGCGCCCGCAATGTCCGAGCGTTGGCGGCTGAGCTAGTCCAAAAGCTCGACCGATTAACCCTTGAGATTGAGGATGGCCCGGTCACCGACCTAGGCGTCTCAGACCTCCGAACCAAGAAAGGCGGCGAGCAATGAGGACATTCACGGAAAGGCAAGCAAAGTACGCAGCAATCAAGCAATATCTCAAAGATGAGCACGGTATTTGCAACCCACTAGAAAACAATCCTTGGCTCGTGTGCTCAAGCCTAGACCCTGAGTTTTATGATGCTTGCGTCTACGAAGTGGAAGGTGGCGAAGTTTTAGTCGTTACAGAGTCAGAGCGGGATGAGCGATGGAATGAAAGCCTAGAGAATTACATTGATGAATGCGTCTTGCCCGAGTTGCCTGAGATAGCCCAACAGTATTTCGACTATGAGAAGTGGAAACGCGACGCTCGATATGATGGGGCCGGGCATTGCCTGTCGCACTACGATGGCGTCGAGCATGAATACAAATTCGGCGACCATTGGATTTACATCTACCGTCAAAACTAAACCAAAACCAAAGGAGTGCAACCCATGAATAACTTCAATATCTTCAGACGAGAAAAGATAAATCTCCGGCATCAAAGCGAAATCAATCCCTCTACGGATGAGGCGTTTGAATTCATGAATGAAGCAACGGCACAAGAGTTAACACGGCTAATCAAGTCCCTGAGTCATGACGATATCGCAAGGGTATTAATTGATAAGATGCGACACTTAGAAATCCGCGGAAATTGTGCCGAGGAAGATGGCGCACGCTATATGGTAAGCGCCATAGCAGACGCATCTGAGTATGGCATAGAGTAAGAAACCCAAACTATCCGGGGCTTAGGCCCCGCCTTTTCTTTGGAGTCAAAGCCATGAAATGCGTCTGTTATACCGACCCCATCACCATTGAGATTAGCTTAGAGCACTGGACCCTTTACGTTGACACCTTCCCCGCGTGCCCGCTTGTTGATTGCGAGTGCGGGCTTCTGAGTCAACACGCCTCGGAGGTTCGATTTAGGTACTATGACCTGACCTTGGACCCCGACCGCTTTAGCAAGTCCCGGCGTTCTTGTACTGTTTGGATGGAACCCCCTGAGGGGGGCGTGATTCGTTTCAGTGATATCCATGACCTGGTTGACCAGGCTGAGGGATACGCTCACGCCAACCCTGAGAGGTTTCCGGGGATGTTCCCCGCTGACTATTGGGGTTGACCCCTAGCCGTTCACCGTTGCGCCGCCCGTTGCAATCCAAGCGATTCGCGGGCGGCCTTTCCCGCCCTTATGTGCAATCTCTACTAGCTCAGCCTCGCCCGTTTCACTTACATCTGAGAGCGCCTCACGGCGATAGCGTGGCTCAATACTGCGCAAGGCTCGGTTGAGTTCGGCCTCAGTGATTCCGCGTTCTCCCCTGGCCTCTATAAGCTCAAGAACCCGCGCCCGCAGTTTGCCATAGTTCGAATCATTGACGTTAACCCTCACCGCCTCAACCATTTTGATTGTCGCGTCGAATACGTAATCAATCGCCCATTGCGCCGCCGTTCGATTTATCACCGGCCGTTCCAGGTTAAGCGAGGCCGCAACGATTGCGCTCAGTCGCATAGCTATCTCGACCGTTCGACCAAACAAAACGTCCAAGCCTTCCTCGTCCATTCTGTTTTGTTTTGAGATTATCTTATCCTCGAACTCATCGAATAGCCGTTCGGCCTCCTCGTCGAAGTCAATCATGATTGGCTCGGGTGGTAGTTCAAAATCGTTCTCAATTAGTCCGCCCGTTCCCCTGGCTTTCCTCGTCCATGCAATGACCGTTCCTGGTGCCTTCGTTCCATAGCGCACCTTCTGTCGCTTCGTTCGTTCCGCCTTGCTCTCGATAATGAGCAGTCGTCCCAGAAAGCCCGCCTCGATATCTTGCGCGGCTATTGCCCCGTAAAACTGTTTAGGCGTTGTAAGCCCTAGCAGCGTCACCGCTGGCCTAACTATCCTGATGTCTTCCCTTGTTTGATTGCTCATTGAGGAATAGGCTTTCGGCCTCAGCGTTCCATCAAGCAACCCAAAGGTCTCAACTAGCAGCGTTGTAGCTTCCTTAAGGGCGCTGTTCCCGTGGGCCTTCGTTGCTTCGAGGTATCGTCCAAACTCATCGATGACGCATATATGGGTTGGCTTTTCTTTCAGTTCAGAGAACACCGCACCCGGCGAGGTGTAACCGCTACCACTGAGAAGTTCCGTTCGTTCTGCTTCCTCCAAGATATTGTGGATCACTTTCCGTCCGTGCTCCTTGCCCGTTGTACTCTTGGCAATGCTGAGCAGATACAGACTGGTGTAGTTCCCTTGCGTTGTAACGTACCGCCGTCCCAATACCACCGACCCGAAAGCAATCGTTGCTTGAGCAGCCAGCAAGTCGTTCGGTTGAGGCGCGGTCCTCATGTAGTAATCAAACACGTCCCCAAGAACACCCGGCATCCTAAGCTTAGATAGCCGCTGCTGGCTTTCCTCCATCGCATCAAGCTCAAGCTCCATCTTGGTCTTGACCCGTGCCCTGAATGGATTCTCTGAAACCTTACGAGGTTCACCCATGGGCACGCCTGCTTCATGGTTGCGCTGATGGGTTTTAATCACGGAGTCCACCACCTTCATAACCTCAAGCGTTGGCAAGGGGTTAGGGTTCTTGGCGTTCCATTCCTTGGCCTTGAGTTGAACGGTCTTTCGGTCATAACCAGCCGCTACCCACTTACCAACCAGGCTAGTACACGCGCTATTGCGTTCCCCTTTCTCAACCGGTCTTTCCTCGTAAGAAGATTTGACTGAGTTCGGGTCAAATTGAAACACATTGTCTGGCATGGCTCTCATCGTTCTCGCATTGAGAGCAGCGAGGTCTGACTTCATGAGTTCAGGCAGGTCACCGACTTCCCATTCCTCCGTTCCGCCGTCCCGCATCCATTCGTACACGAACCCTGTCTCATGGATACTCGGCGGAGCCACGACGTAACCGCCCGCTCCTTTGATGTCGATTGAGTGGTGTTCAATCTTCGAGCAGCGGTAGTTGCCTCGATAGTAGAAGTGGCAGCCGCGTCTCGTTTTGACCCGCCAAGGTGTCTTAGGTAGACGGCTCTCGACAATGGCCACGGCTTCAGGACTGTCGCAATCTACGACAACCAGGCCGTTCCCAGTAAGCAGACCAATGTTACCATCCGGCTGTTCGTCCCACCATGCGTCAATGGTGTCATCCGTTGCGGGATTATCCCGCAGGTCGGCCCACTTCCTGATTGCTGACTTGGAGCACTTACCAAGCTGTACCAGGTTGAAGCCTCGCTCCCATAGATCTAGCGCATTTTCTTTCATGGAAGTCACTTATTCCCCCTCACCAAAGATCACTTAACGTAACCGGCTTCTTGCTTCACGGCTTCTTTCTCGATTGCCTTCAGTCCTTTCCTGACGGCTAGACGCAGTATGTCACTACGCTTAACCGTAATCAGGTCCGGCTGTAGTTTTTTAACCGCTCCTGCCATTTCATCAATCATTTCAATAAACTCCTCTGAACACTGAAAAGCTACCTGGCGCATAACAACTCCTTTGTTATTTTGTAATTGGCCCTTGATATAACTTTTATAAGGCTGTAACAATATCATTGCAATCCCATGTGTCGGGAGAGAACGAAGTAATAGGACTCAGCTTTCTCGCGGCACGCTATGATTTTGGAGAAAGCATGAAGATTATCAGGACCAGTCAGGTCGAACATCAGTACCTCAAGATTCTTACCTATGCTCAGTCAGCCGGTGGCAAGACCAGGCTCTGTGCTACTGCACCCAACCCCGTGGTTGTCAGTGCTGAGGCGGGGCTTCTTTCGTTGCGTGACTATGACTTACCAGCGATTCAAGTTGCGACACTTGCCGACGTTCAAGAGGCATACAAGTTCATTGCTGAGAGTGACGAGATGAAAGACATCGAGTGGGTGTGCATCGACTCTATCTCAGAGATTGCAGAAGTTGTGCTTGCAACTGAGAAGCGAAATGCGAAAGATCCTCGTCGTGCATACGGTGAGATGCAAGACCGCATGACCAGCTTGATTCGGGCATTTCGCGACCTACCCAAGAACGTGTACATGTCTTGTAAGCAGGAGCGTGTAGCTGACGAGTCAGGCGTAGTTGGGTTCGGTCCAAGTATGCCAGGCACCAAGTTGTCGCAGCAGTTGCCTTACTTCTTCGATGAGGTCTTCTGTCTCAGAGTGAACCAGAACGAAGAAGGTGAAACTCAGCGATTCTTACAAACTCAGCCTGACGGTGTTTATCAGGCCAAAGATCGAAGCGGTGTATTAGACCGCTACGAAATCCCACACCTCGGCAAGATTGCCGAAAAGATGAAAGGAACAAAGTAATGCAAGGATTCAGATTTAACCCTAATGAAGTAGAAGATGATCGTCGTGAAGGCGGGTTCCAGCCCGTGCCAGAGGGCGAGTACAGCGTCATCATTGATACCGCAGAAATCAAAGAGACCCGCAAGGGCGACGGTAGGTACCTGGCTTTGGCTTTCCGCATCGTATCAATGAAGAGCCATGGTCGGCTTATCTTCAGTAACTACAACTTCGTAAATCCAAACGAGAAGGCTGTTCAGATTGCTCGCAAGGAAATGAAGAAGCTCTGTCTTGCGGTTGGTATCAATCGCGAGATTACCGACATCAACGAGTTCATTAACCGCGAGCTTAACATCAAGGTCAAGGTCGATGAGTACGAGTACAACGGTGAGACTAAGAAGAGCAATAAAATCACTCATTACATCAAACATGAAACACCAGCACCTCAAGCGGGAATCGAGCAGGCGAAGCAGACTCTCGGCGGCGAGGTACTGCCCTTCTAATTGAAGGGTTCAGAGTGGGGGGATGCGCGTCCCCCCATTCCTTTTCTGTCCCCATATTCCTTGAGGGGGAGAACAGGCCCCTAGTTTAACCGGAGAGCTAAATGTCATCAACTGATTTACTAGACGTAACGACCATGCAGTTATTCGACGCCATCAACGCAGCCAAGGAAGCCGCTCAGTCGCAGGACAAGCGACCTCACCTTGGGGCTAGTCTGGCGGGCAATGAGTGCAAGCGTAAGATATGGAACGAGTTCCGCTGGATAGCCAGCAAGAAGTTCTCAGCCGATACCCTGCGACGATTCGCCGACGGCCATGCAAGCGAGGACATATTCGCCGAGGACCTTGAGCGAGTCGTAAAGATTACTGACCGCCAGTGGTCTTTCAAAGATGGACACCTAGGCGGCAGCATCGACGGCTTCCTGCCAGACGGCGTGCCTGGCTTTGAAGAGCCCATGATTTGGGAACACAAGTGCATTGGCGCGGACAAGTGGAAGTCGCTCAACAGAAAACTCGGTGAGTACAAAATGATGCGGTGCGTTGATCGCCTGCTCTTAGACTGGAACTTCAATTATTACAGCCAGGCGCAAATCTATATGCACTATAAGAAAGTGGACTGGCATTTCATTACGGTTGCCTCGGCCGGTACACGCGACATCATGGGCTTTCGCACGCCATACGATGATACCTTTGCCTATGAAGCGATTCGCAAAGCTAAAGCCATTGCAGTCGCAATGGAGCCGCCCTCTGTGCTTGGCGGCAAGTCTAACTTTCCGTGTAGCTTCTGCGATTTCTCGTCGCACTGCTATGAGGGGGCTGACCCACTGCGTCATTGCAGAAGTTGCCGCTATGTTACTCCGACAGTTGACGGCGTGTTTACTTGTTCGCTAACTTCGGATGAGCTTTCTGTCGAGGCTCAGAAGGAGGGATGCAAAGAGTGGACTCACCACCTCTGAAATTCAAGGTCGAGCGAGCGCCTAAGAAGCGCGGCAAGAAGAAAGAAAAGATTCCAACCGAGCACTGGGAACAGGTGCAGGTTGTTAAATATATGCAGCAAAACAAAATGGTTTTCGTTGCAGTGCCCAACGGCGGTAGCCGTGGGCCGATAGAGGGGGCACGTCTGAAAGCTGAGGGCG